TCACACAGTGGCGAGTATCAGCGGTTCCGACAGGGCATAGGTCCCCTGTTGCCTGACCTCGATGGAAGCCCCGGCATGCGCTGCCCGCAGCGAGCTCATGGTTGCAGCGTCAAGAGCAAGCTCAGGTGTTTGAACTTGCCATTGCATGATCGGACTGCTCCACCCGCCCAGCGCGACCAGATAAGTCTCAGATTGCTCTTGCAGCGGCATGTCGATGCCGTCGGTCCACGACCATCCCCCGCGTGCGCGCCGTGTCCATGACAGCGTCAGGCTTCCGTCGGACGCCTCGGTCGCCAAAGGATGAACGGGCGACCACGGACGCTGGCTGTACCCCTGGCACAGGATCGGCGCTTCGACGGGGCTGGTGTCGGCCACCCCGATCGCAGCGAGTGTCGTGGCACCGTGCAACAGGCTGGAATCGACTGTCACGGGGCCCGCATCCAACAAAACGAACGCCTCTCCAGCCACATGCGCGCCGGTCGCGCTTTCGGTTCCTCCGCGTCCGCGCATCAGGCCAGATAGTTGCCAGACCCCGCTGCCCAAGGCAGTGGCATGGGCAAACTGGATGATTTCCGTCCCCAGCAAGGCCCGGTTGGCCCCCGCCGCCAGTTGATCGGCAGATGCTCCGGTCAAGGCCATGTCGGTCCCGGTCAGCCTGACCGTCACCTGCGATTGCCGATCGATCAGTAAAGGAGAAGCCGATGCCAAAACACTGGCTGCCACCCCGATGATGCTCCGCCGCCGCCCGCTGGCCGCCACCCAGGTGAGGTTTCCCGCTCCATCGGCGGCGTACAGGGCCGCTCCGGTCCAACCCGAACCGCTCGACGATGCCGCGGCCTGGACGATGGTGCTGTCGCCGCTGCCCTGTCCATCCCAGGGAACCTCATAGGCCACCAGGTTGGTTGGCGAGACAGCCTGATCGACCGCCGTATTGCCGCGCCCGGAATCGGAATTGCCGTCCATGCTGGCGACCGGCGCCACGCGCTCGAGCCCCAATTGTACGCCTGTATCGTTCCATTCCCAATCGGTGACGCGCCATACGCCGGGCAGGCCATAGGCGCTGACCAAAGCCCCCGGCGACACCGCAGGGTCCAGCGCAGCACATCGCCAGTTCAACGTATCCCGACCCCAATTCGCATCGCGCGCACTTTGCTGGATATAACGCGCGGCACTCTGCGCCGACATGGTGGCGGGCACTTCGATGGTCTTGGGCTGCCCGGCCAGCGTCTGCCCCCAAGACCGTTGCGTGCCGGGCTGATAATCCAGAGCGGGGTCGTAATAGCGCAACACGCGCGGCGGATTTTCCGGTGCGGGTTCCCGCTTGCGCTGATACCCGGTCTGCTTGCCAAAATCGCCATTCGTGCCGGTGACGGTCGGCTCGGTCAAAGCGACAGGGGTGACTGTCTGCTGATTGCTGGCAATGGTCAGCACGTCGCCCCCCGCATCGCAGCTCATCGGCATGATCGGCTGGAACTGGGACAGCGTGTCGGCCAGCGAACCCTCGCAGGCAAACCCCATAATGTCGTCCAAGGTGACATCGGCCGAGACATCGTCGACCACGCCCTCCATCAAGGTCGCGATCGACAAGGCACCATCGTCGGCCAGCACCTCGAAGGTCAGTGAGGGAATGCGGTTGCCGTAATCGCCCAGTTGCAGATCCTCGAACACGGCATAGGCCGTGCCGCGAAACGCGGGGCAATTGGCCGCTCCTTCCGCCGCGGCGATCAAGGGATCGGGTGCCTGATCGCCATAGCCGGTGTAGACCCGCAACGTCCCGCCGACCTTCAGATCGCCCCCTGCACCGCGCAGCAGATTGCCGTCGGCCCAGATGCGCCCGATGCCCAGAATGGGGCGGCTGGAGATGGCCACCGCAAAACTCGACGTATAGGAATAGGTGGTGACGCTGGCCTGTCCCTTGCCGCCGCCGCTGGTCTGATTGTGCTCGGCCAGATCCGTGGCCCAGATGATGGTGCCGGCGACCCGCATCGTACCGAACTGGCGCGGGATCGCCGAACCATAGCTCGACGTGGTGACGGACAGATCCTTCAACCGTGGCCCCGTGGCCGAACCGCCGCCGCCAAAGATGACGGAATCGACCTGACTGCCCGCCAATGCCCCCAGCACGCCGCCGATCGGCCCGCCCAGAGCGGTGCCGATGGCGGTAAAGATCAAGGTTGCCATGAATACCTCTCAATCGCTGGCGGGCAGCCGCCAGCGTTCCACGATGTCACCTTGCGGCAAGGACGATTGGACCACCCGGCGCAGACCGGCATGGGCATGAATGAAGCAGCCCTTCGGGCCCACGATCCCCATATGAAACTGGCATGGACCCACGCACAGCAACAGGATGTCGCCGACGCAGACATCCCTTTCGGCCGGGCACAGCCCCAAGTGCGAGGCCAAGCCGGCAAACCGGGCTAGCGACCGCATTTTCAGTGTGTAGTCACAAGGCAACGCAACCGATCGCCCTGTGGCAGCCAACGCTGCCCCCACCAACCCGACGCAATCGAGCCCGCTGGCGGGGTCCCTGCCGTGCAGCCTGAAGCGAACCCCGACCAGGTCCGCCGCCGCATCGGCCAGCGCAACCCCCGCCAAAGTCACTGCGCCAGCCCATAGCGCACGATCAGGTCGTTGCCCGGCAGATAGGGTTCGCCACGGAAATTGACCGCATTGCCAAACCGCCCGGCACAGGTCGCCAACGTATGGTCGCACCCCTCGACGACCACAGCGCGCAACCCTGCCACCAAAACGTCGTCCAATGGCTGATCCAGCACCAGTCCCGTGCCCGCCAGACCGACAATCCCCATGGCCAGCCCGGCATAGGGCCCATCCAGCCACCGCAACTGCCCACCCATCATCTGGGCTGTCGTCGCGTCACAGCTCACGACCACGGCATTGCTGTCACGGTCCTGAGCGGTCAGGACGGCCTCATGGGTGAAGCGCGCCGCCGACAACCCACATCCCTGACCGCAAAAATCGGCACGACAACAGGGGCTGGTGCGCGGCACCGGATCGCGCGCCAGATCGGCCTTGCGCGACAGCAGTTGGGCGGAAAATCCGCCTGCTTCCTCTGTCAAAGTACCGATCGTGCCCGAGTAAATGGCGGTGTGCTCCAGGCTGTCCCAATCGACCAGCCCCACCACCACCCGCGCGCCATCATAGCGGCCCGCGATCAGATCCTCCTGCGCGATGGCATCATGGGTGATTGCGCCGTTGACCTCCGCCGAATCCGCATCGAACCCGGTCGAACGCCGGATCGCGGCGGGCATCATGCCCGGCGCGCTGCGAAACAGGATGCCATCGAACCACAGATCCCCGTCATGGGTGGTAAAGCCCAGGGACACCCCATCGCAGCGGTCGATCCGCCACCATGTGGCGACGGTCTCCAGTGCCTGTGCGAACCAGACCCGGCTCATACCGCCTCCCTGATCTCGATGACCGGAACCGTCGGCGCCTCGCCTGCGGCAAAGGTCGTGCCCGACACATCCAGGCGGTCCTGTTCAAAGCGCACGGGCACATCGAACAGAAAGCCCGCCCGCACGATCGCACCCGACGCGGGCGCCGTGGCAAAGTTGACAATCCCGCCATCCCCCAGCGTCCAGCCATTGGTCACGGTCACGCCATTCACGCTGACCAGCACGGTCCCCACACGCGGGCGGGTGATCCGCCGCGCCTGCGGGTCAAGCGACCCATCGCCATAGTGCTTGACCAGCGGGAAGGCGGCATTGACGCCATCGCCCACCCCGATCACCTGATCGGCCGAGGTCGGCGTGGCGGTCATGCCGTTCGAACTGAAATCGCTGGGATCGCCAAGACGAAAGCCGCGTGCCGCCCCCCGCCGAGCCCGGAAAAAGGCGATCAGCGTGCCCATGTCCCGGTCCGACCGCACCCCCGGCCCCACGTCGAAGCTCAGCCGCGCATTGCCCCACAGGCTGTTGCGATGCTCGAACCCGGAGGCGGTGGTGGCGATGCTGGTCGAAAACGCGGGCGAAATCTTGGCATCCAGCCCCAGCGCCAGCGGATAGGCAATGTCATCGAAAGCGTTCATGTCGTCGCTGTCCTGCGTTTGGGGAATGCGCACGTAACCATCGCGGCTGACCTGAGGCAGCGCCCAGACGAACACCTCGTGGCAGGCCCGCGCCACAGCTTCATCCGCGCCGCCGTCGATCCGGCGCCACAGATCGGTGTCGCCCGCGTTCAATACGAAGCCGGTCAGATAATCCTGAGCATTCTGCGGATAACCAAGGCGCTGGTTGACCGTGAGATAGGCCGCCCGGCGCGGCGCATCGGCGCCTGCCGTCAGCCAGTCATAGTCTTCCACCTGCAAGCGGTCGAAGGCAGGCGAAGCCCAGCCAACCGGCAGATTGGCCCGCCGGGCCTCGGGCATCGCCGGGTCCAGCACGGTCGGCAAAAACGCCAGCAACAGCGTCTCGCAGGTCGTCCCCCGGCTGACCGCCTCGGCCTTGGCCGCCGCAGCCAGCGTGGCCGTCGAACTGGCCAGCAAAGCCCCTGCCTGATCCAGCAATGCCGTTTGCGCTGTGGTCAACGTCGTCCGCATATCGGGGATCGCCACCGGGTTGCCCCCGAACGCTGCCTTGGCCGCGTCGTCATACAGGCAGATCCGCCCATCGGCCATGATCCACCACCACGGCTCGCCGATCTGGATGCGCACGGCAACGCCCGCATCCTTCAGCAGTCCGACATAGGCCCGCACCGCCGTCTGCAACCACGCCATCGCATCGGCATTGGCGGGCGACAGCAAATTCGACGGCGGGTCCCACCCGGTCAACGCCGCATCACCATTGGCCGCCCGCTGTTGCCAGGCCGCCGGGCAATGCTGGGCCAACACCTCGTAGGACAGCGAGGCGATCGGCGACAAACCCACCGCGCCGCACGCCGCGAAGTAAGCCGCATGCCACGCCCGCGCCGGCGTGCACAGAACATCGCCCGACCCGCCCACCAGACAATCGCTGCCCGTATAATGCAGCCGGAAATGATGGCTCATGCCGACATAGTGCAGCACGCTGCCCCGATACCCCAACTGCCGCAGCGAACGGATCAACCGCGCGGGCGTCTGGTTGCAATTGTCGTCGTAGGCCGTGGCCATGGCCAGCCCATGGGGCGGCACAAAGGCATTGCCGATCTTCACCATCGCGCGATCGCCGTCGCAGCGGATGTCCGTCATTTCCGCCCAGCCGTCGACCGCAGCCGCCAAAGGCGTGGTCGATGCGTTGACATACGCAGGCGCCACCAGCGAGATGAACATCCGGTCGATGTCGCGCGGGTAGACCGGATCGGCCCCCGAACCGGACGTCCACCCGCCAAAGATCTGCGAAAAGGGCAGGGTGATCTGCGCGTCCTCGTTGCTGCCCGACGCGAAATTCCACAGCCGCACATACCATGTATGCGCCGTGCCTGTCGCATCGCGCCCCTCGATGGTCAGCGTCGGGCCGTTGTTGGCGTCCAGTGGCATGATCCCGCCCGACCGCCAGCGAAACGACAGAGTCGTCCCCGCATAATTCCGGTCGGTGGCATAGGCCAGCAACGGATGGTCCAGCGTGTCCTCGCTCTCCCAGATCAACCCGGCCAGATCGCCCTGGCGCAGAAACGTGGCGTCGATGCGCAACGCGTCGGCGGCGCTGTTGACCGCGCTGGCCATCATAGGGCGCGGAAAATTGATGGTCCAGAAGCGCGGATCGAACCGCTGCATCCAGTCGGTGTCTTGGCCCTGACGGGCAGAAGCAAGCCAGAAGGCCATGACGATCCCCTTGGAAATTCAGTTCTGTGAAAGGGCGCGCCGCAAGGCACTGGCCACCTGCCGTGACGACCGCGCCATCGCCTGGGGCGCGTCGGTCCCCGCGCTGCCCGCCACGCTGATCGACACATTGACGTTGCGCCCGCCCGCGCCGTTCAGGCTGGCATTGTTGGCGATCGACCCGGCGGACGTGGGCACGAACATTTCGGGCCCCCGCTCGCCCACCATATAGGCCTGCCCCGGCGATACCGGCCCTCCGGTCGCCCGCCCGGGCAGCCCGGTGATCGCGCCCAGCAGACTGCCCAACACGGTCGAGGAACTGCTGCTGCTCGAACTCGAACTGGTCGAAAACAGCCCGGTCGCCTGCGCGGCAATATCGGCAATCGCGCTCAGCCCCACACTGCGCAAATCGGAAAAGCCGCTGGTGCCTTTCTTCAACGCATTGCTCAGGCTGGTGTCCAGCACCGTGCCCGCCTGTGTGAACCCGCTGACCAACGAGGAATCGAAGGTCGAGCGCATCGACGACAGATCCTGCGTGAAGCCGGATGTGGCCGCGCGCACTTCCACCATCAAGCTCTGCACCGAAGAACTGCTGGAGGACGAGGAGGAGGTATAACGGGAAGAACTACTCATGATCGCGCTCCATCAACCGGTTGAAATCTGCGCGGGACAGCGGCTGAACAGCGGCAGGATCGGCGTCGGGCGACAGGATCGCCGCCAGTTCCGCAGGCGTTGCGGCCCAGAACTCCACAGGCCGCCACCCCAGCCATCGCCCCGCCATCCCCGCCAGCCGCCGCGCGCCGGGGCCAAAGCTGTCGGCCATACGCTCAGCCTGCGCCCTGCAGGATCTGCTGCAACAGCATGCGCAAAGGCGCCGCCGTGGCTGCCAGGCCAGCTTCCAGCACGGCATCGCCCACCATTTCGCGGGTCAAACCCTCACGCTGGGCCAGGCAATGCCAGAACAGCCCGACCAGTTCGGCGATCCGCAACTGCCCCTCCGCCGCCCGCTCGACCAGAGCGAACAGCGACCCCAGTTCCTCCTCCGCCGCAACCAGCGCGGAGAAACTGGGGCGCAGCAGGCGCGCGACATTGCCGATGGTGATGCTGGCCTCGCCTCTCAATGGGTTGGGCCATGGATTGGCGTTTTCGCTCACGCGGGCACCACCGCGCCCGAGCTTTCCAGCGCGATGGTGTAGCTGCGCTCACCATTGTAATCGCCCGAATACTCCAGCTTCTGCACCAGAAACTGCCCGGTCATCTTCGACCCGTCCTCAAAGCTGAGCTGATAGGACGCCAGCACGCCCGACAGGGCATTGGCCCGGATCTGGCTTTCCGCCGCCGACCCCATGAACACACCCGCCGCGCTGACCGAAATCGAACGCGCGCCCCCGCCCGAGAGCAGATCGCGCCACCCCCCGCTGTCCTTGGTGGTGATGGCCACCAACTGGCCCGCCACGCTCATCTGCGTGGTGCGCAGACCGGCCACGGTCTGATACGTGGGCGTTGCCGCCCCATCGGAAATCTTCAGCAGAAATGCGGCGCCGGATTGGGCACTCATGGCATGTCCTTTCGGGTAACGGGTTATTCCGCAATCGTGCGGAAGCGATATTCGATCAGAATGGTGCGGCTGGATTCCGCGACCTGAGCCACCCGCGCGCGCATGAACTCCTGCGTCACCACGGCAAAGCCGGTCTGCGCGCGCGGAAAGGCGCGAATGCGCGCCTGGATGGCAGCGACCAGATCGCCCGCGCTGCCGGGCGTATCGCCCCGGCAATGCAGCTCCATGGCGATACGGGTTTCGTAACCGATCTCGGTCTTGGTGCTCCAGTCCACGCTGGCGCTGGCCGATATGGCCAGCCAGGGCAGGCTGGTGCGCGACGGCACCTCCTCGGTCACGGAATTGAGCTGGCCTGTTAGGGCCGGATCGCTCGCCAGCCAGCCGATCAGGGCGGCGCGCAAAGGCACTTCCATGGCTCCTATCCTTTCGTATCGAGGTTCATGTCAGGCCACAGCAAACCGGCATCGCGCCAGCGGCTGGGATCATCGGCGGCGGCCCGCGCTTCCTCCTCGACCTGCGCCTGTGCCAAAACGGCGGCGGCCTGCGCCAGTTGGGCGGTCAATGTGTCCCACGATGGCTGAGGCGTGGCGGTGATCATGCCAGCCGCATCCGCCGGAACGGACGCCACAGCGCCGTGACCGAGGCAGGCGGCAAGGCATCCGCCCCCGCCGAGTCCCGCATCCGGCGCCATCCCGGCGCTGAAACTGACCACCGCCCGCGTGTAATCGTTGGTGTCGTTGACCCGGATGCGGCATCCGCCCTCGGCATCCAGCCGCACCTCATAGCCATCAGGCGCAATCGCCACCCGGGTCTGATCGGGCAGCAAGGCAGCCACGCCTGCCACCTGCAACACCGGGCGCGAGGTCAGGGAATGCCACCCGCCTAATGTCCCCGCCGTCAGCCATTCATGCTGATAGCGCCGTACCTGCCAGTCGACAGGATGGGGCAGGGCGCGCAAGCCCACAGTCTCCTCGACATCGCAGGCCAGCGGCAGGAAACCGATGAAATCCGCGCAGACATCCAGCGCCATCGCCAGCAAGGCGGACAGCTCCGCATCGTCCAGAGTGGTGGAAATGCCCAGCCATTGTTTCAGCTCGGCCAGAGCCGACGGTGGCAGCACCGCAGGCGTGACGATAACCCGCATCATGGGCGGCCTCCGTAAACATATCGGGAAAAATCGCCTGCGCCGCCGGCAAAGGATCAGCGGAGCAGGCGCAAGTCTGGGCCGGGCGAGGGGGGAGAGAGGGCCCCGCCCGACCATCACCGCTCCAGCTTAGGAGGCGGCAATCTTGACCAGCTTGATCGCCTCGCTGTCCAGCACCTGGCCGCCGATGCGGCGCGTGGCATAGAAGTTGACGAAGGGCTTGTTGCTGTAGGGATCACGCAGCAGACGGGTGCCGAAACGCTCGGTGATGATGTAGCCGTTCTGGAAGTTGCCGAAGGCGATCGGGAAGGCACCCGCCGCGATGTCGGGCATGTCGGCGGCCTCGACCACCGGATAACCCAGCAGGCGATCGGGCTGGCTGTCGATCAGGCTGCCCTGCCAGATGAAGGCGCCATCGGCATCTTTCAGCTTGCGCACCACCGAGAGCGTCTTGGAGTTCATCACCCAGGTCGCGCCCTGACGGTGCCCGGCCTTCAGCGCCATGACCACATCGATCAGCAGCGTGTCGGGCGTGGTGCCCAGCGTGGCGGCATCGCCGCTGGCCAGATACTGCAAGGTGCCAAAGGCGCGGGTGGCATCGGCCACGCTGCTGGCGGGCGAGGCGAGGAAGCCCTTGGGCTGGTTGGTGCCGTTGCCGCTGACGAAGGCGGCACCCTCGGCGCGGCCGAATTCGGTGGCGACTTCCTGCGCCAGCCATGCTTCCAGATCGAAGGCGGCATCGTCCAGCATCTGCTGGCTGGCGGACGGATTGGCATACAGATCGCCCGAGGGCGGGATGATCTCGGCGAACGAGGGCGAACTGGTGCCCGCGCGGGTCGCCGTTTCGCTGACCCAGCCCGACACCGTGCCGCCCAGCGAGATCAGCTTGCGATAATCTGCCGTGCTGGTCTGCACCACCTGGGCGATCGAGCGGATCGGGCTGATCGGGATCAGACGCTCGGCGATGCGGGCGTCCAGTTCGGTGGGCACGGCATAGCCGCCGTCGGTGACCGACCCGATGGTCATCGACTTCAGCTCACCCTCGCGGCCCTGACGCAGATAGCCATCGACGAAGCTCTTCGTCTCCAGAGTGGCGCCGCCACCCGCTCCGATCAGCGGACGCGAGGCCACGCGATGGGCGCGCTCCAGCCGCGATTTCACCTCCTCGATGTCGCTGCGCAAGGCGCCCAGCGCCTGGTCCGCCGCATTCTGGCGAGCCACCACATCGAACGAAGCATCCAGAGCCGAAATGTCCAGGGCGCCGGTTTCCTGATTTTCCATAAGGTACTCGCCTTTCAAAAAAGGCCGCCCGGCAGGCGACCCGAAACAGTTGAAAAAGTGGGAGAAGGGGGCGTTCAGGCCACCATGTGAACCCGTGCCTCATGCTGCATGGGGTTGGTCACAAGGCTGACCTCGAACAGGTCGATGTCGCGCAATTCGCGTCCCGCCTCGTCGCGGGTGAAACTGCGCGCGCGGTATCCGAACGACAGGCCGTTGACCCGGCCAGAGCGCAGCGCCGCCGCCGCCCCGCCCATCGGATTGTCGATGCTGGCGATGACGCGCAATCCGCGCTCATCCTCGCCGGCCTGTTCGATCCAGCCGATGCGCTGGTCGGGATTGTGCTGCCAATACAGCGGCAAAGGCGGCTTGCCCGGCGCTGCACGTTCGGCCAGCGTGCGCGCAAAGGCGCCGGGGCGAATGGTGTCACGCCCGGCATCGCGCTTGTCGAACAGGGCGGCATAACCGGCGAAGCGCATGCCCTCGTCAGAGGGCGCGAGGGTCTCGACCCCGCTCATTTCAGCATGCCCATTTCGCCCGACCGCACCGCGATCCCGATCAGCAACAACGCCATCAGCGCCCGCACCGCCCACTCGACCACGGCCTTCCAGGCGCTCTGCTTGGCATCGCGCCACGCCCGCAACAGCTCGCGCAGCTCGTTCAGATCATCGCTCGCGCCCGCATCGCTCAGCCCCATCCGACCCAGCATCCGCTCGGCGCCCAGTTCGCTGGCTTCCTCGACGATGGCGCGCAGCGTCATCAGATCGCCGCCCAGTTCGGCCTCCTGCGCAATCAGGCGGGCCAGCATGTCCTCACGGTTCATGGGGCAATCTCCTCAGGAGCGGCACAGGGCTGGGCAGCGGTCAGATCGGCGGCCAGCCCCAGCATCACGCGCTTTTCCGCGTCCGACAGGAAGGCGGCGCTGTTGACCTGCGTCCACAAGGCCTGCCGATCCTCGGCCAGGGCGGGCACACGGTCGATGTCGATGGCCAGCGGCGCATCGGGGAACCATGTCACCAACCCTTCGCGAAGCGCGGCGAACAGCTTGGCGGCCAAAGGCAACAGGGTCAGCCGCCACAGCGCCTTGTTGGCCTCCTTGTAATTGTTGTAGGTCGAATCGCCGGGCAGCCCGAGCAACATCGGCGGCACGCCAAACGCCAGCCCGATGTCCCGCGCGGCAGCGGCCTTCAACGCGGCAAAATCCATATCCGCCGGGCTCATCGACAGCGACTGCCACTTGAGCCCGCCTTCCAGCAGCATAGGGCGCCCCGCATTGGCGCCCCCGGCAAAGGCGTGATTCAACTCCTCGCGCAGCCGCTCGAACTGGTCGGTACTCAGACCGCCGCCCGCCGCCGCGTCATAGACCAGCGCCCCCGAAGGCCGCGCCGCATTCTCCAGCAAGGCCCGGTTCCACCCGGCGGCGGCATTGTGCGTGGCGACCGCCTGATCGGCCGCCGTCAGGCACCCCGAACCATAATGGTCATCGACGGGATTGTAGCCCTTGATGTGAATGATGTTGGGCGAGGCATCCCCGTCCACCATCGGAATGTTGAGAACCTGCTCACCCACGCGATAGGCGATGCCCGTGGGCCAGCCATTCTTGCCGGGGATCACCGTCACCCGCTCGGGCCGCAGCGCGAACAGTTCGATCGGCCAGCCCGCGGCATCCTTCAGGATCTGGATATAGGCATTGCCGTGCAACAGCATCTGGCTGGCCAGTGTCTCCAGCAGGGACTGCCCCGCACTGGTCGCCGTGACCAAGGCCGCCAGCGCCGGATCGGTCGGAGCCAAAGGCGCCCCGGCAATGCCGTCCGCCACCAGCCGCACCGCCCGATGTGCCACCGGATTGTCCAGATAGGCACAACGCACCGCACGGTTATACTCATAAGGCTGCCGGGACCCCATGCTGTCGGGAAATACCCAGGGCGAAGAATAAGGACGGGACACATTGGTGTGCGAGAGGGGCACCCGCGGCCCAGCCCCCTTGAAGGCAGCGGCGATGGATTGCAAAAGGGTCATGGATCGCCTTTCAACGCATGTTGAGAACGTAAATGGTTACAAATCGCGGATGCGCGGGCCGCCACGGGCCTGCAACATCAACTCGGTCAATGCCCAGACACAGGCATCGGCGCGGTCCGGCGAACGCCCCGGCCCTTGATAACCGCCCCCGGTGATCAGCCCGCAAAGCTGATCCTCAAGAGCGGCAAACTGTCCGCAATGCCGCACCCGCCCGCTTTCATACAAAGCGGCCACCGGTTCGGCCCTTGCGCTTTTCCCGCGCGTGGCATGGACCAGCCGCAAGGGCAGGGCGATGCTGGCCGCGCGCAACACGCTCTCGACCATCGCACCACCCTGGTTCGCTTCGGCGACCACCCGGTCAGCATTCCAGTGCTCGGCGGCTTCGGCCACGGCCCGCGCCCAACGCTCCGGACTGGCGCGCGCCACCGTGGCATCGGCCAACACGCGCGCAATGCCATCCTCGCCCAACGCCACGACCACGATCCCGCAGGCATCCCCCGCCGCCGAAGCGGGCGGATCGACCCCCACCACCGTGCGCACCGCACCGGCACTGGCCGCCGCCTCGCGGCATTGCTCGATCAAGGCGCGGGTCCACAGGGCCCCGGCATGGTCCAGCAACATCTCGCCATCCAGTTCCTGCCGCGCCAAAAGGGCCGACCCCAGACTGCGCCGGATGTCGCGGATATAACGCGCAGGCAGATTGTCCCGATTGTTTTCGGTCCGCCCCCGCGTCACAATGGCATCCTCATCGCCCAGCAAACGCGTCAGCAAAGGCACCGCGCGCGGCGTGGTCGTCGCCATGGCACGGGGCATCTCACCCAGCCGCAGGCCCATCAGCATGTTGTCCCAGGCGAGTTCCGCGCGGGCCCCGGCATTGTCCCATTTGGCGATCTCGTCGCACCAGGCATGGCTGTGTTGCGGTCCCCGCAAACTGTCCGGCTCGGCGGCGGAATACAGCGTCGCCACCGCGCCATTGGGCCATACCACCCGCCGCAGTGACGGTTCGAACCGAGGTCGCCGCCGCACTGGGCAACAGGCCAGCAATCCGCTCTCGCCCTCGATCATCACACTGCGCGCCTCGCCCAGCGAAGCGGCTACCAATGCAATCCGCGCCAAGGGATCGCGTTCGGCCACCGAGCGAACCCATTCGGCACCCATGCGGGTCTTGCCAAAACCGCGCCCGGCCATCACCAGCCACAAGCGCCAGTCGCCGTCGGGCGGCAACTGGCCCTCGCGGGCCCATAATCGCCAGTCATGCGGCATTTCGGCCCGCTCCGCCGCGCTCAGTTGCGACAGGTAATGCAACCGTTCCTCAGCCGGCAGCGCCAGCAACCAATCGAGTCTGCTATGCCGGTTCATCCTCATGCGCTGTGCCTTCCCCTCGTTTGGCGGCCAGCGCCCGTTCACGCATGCGTTCCAGCTTGGTGTTCAACCCCGCCAGGACCGTTTCGGCATCGTCATTGTCGCGGATCGCGCGCTGCTGCGCCGCCGCCTCGCGGTGGGCGGCCAACAGACGCAAGGCATTGGCATTGTCGAAAGTCCGCACCGCCTTCTTGCGCGTCGGCGGCGGTTTCAACTCGCCGCTGCGCAGCCGGTGCAACAGCTCCAGCTCCAGATTGTCATACCCTTCGCTCAGCGCCGCCTGCCACTTGCGGGCAAAGGCGGCATCGTTGCGGCGGGCATCGTAAACGGTGGTGGTCGGGACACCGGCCTTGCGGGCGGCGGCGGCGACATTGCAGGTCGCGGCCAGCTCGGCCAGAAAGGGCCGGCTCCAGCTGGCAGGCGTGGTCCGCCGCGGCGCAACAGGCACCGGGCGGCGAGGCGTCAGGCTTCGCACCAT